CTGAGAAGCTGCAGTTCTGCCTCGACGCGCTCGACCAGATCGATCCGGGGATGCGTATGCAGTTCGTCCAAGAGGTCGAGGTGGAGTTTGAGGGCGTCAAGGCGCTGGAAGGCGTCTTCGGCAACGCCGACCTGGTGGGCCGCATCGGCGACCGCGCCGTGATCCTTGATTGGAAGTTCGGCGACGGCGTGATGGTGGAGGCCGAGGAGAGCGAGCAGGGCCTGTTCTACGCCGCTGCGGCCATGAAGACCAGCAAGGTGCAGTGGGCGTTCGATGGCGCCGAAGAGATCGAGATCGTCATCGTCCAGCCGCCGCACGTCCGGCGCTGGGTGACGACGTTCAAGCGCGTCCATGAGTTCGAGCGCGAGTTGGTCGTGGCCGTGCAGGCCGCCCAGCGCCCCGACGCGCCTACGGTCCTTGGCGACCACTGCCGCTGGTGTACGGCCAAGCCCATCTGCCCACAGATGACCGGGGCCGTGGACCGCGTGACCCACACGGCGCTGGCCACCGTGGACCCCGAGGCGCTGGGGCAGGCGCTGGCGCTGGCCGACCGGCTGGAGGACTTTATCGCCGAAGCGCGCAAACTGGCGCAGGCGCGCTTGGAGAAGGGTCTGCCGGTGCCTGGCTATAAACTCGTTCCCAAGCGTCCCGTGCGGCAGTGGGCCGATGAGAAGGGGATGCACGTTGTCTGGCTGAACGCTGGCATCGACCCCACCGTCTACCAAGAGATCAAATTACGCAGTCCTGCTCAGATGGAGAAGGTCTGCAAGGAGCATGGTGTCACGTTTCCGGCCAATCAGGTCGTCAGCGTGTCGTCAGGCAACACCATCGCACCGGCGGGTGATCCTCGTCCGGCTGTGTTGGTGATCGGCGAGCAGTTGCGTGCTGCTCTTAATCGTGTTCAGTGACCTAGAAAGGTTCAATCATGTCCAATCTCGTAGCGTTCAAGCAGGCCGGCTTGCCGGCAGTTTCCTCTCTTTCCAGCGCGCTGCGCGTGGCGGCGCAATCCGCCGCGCCAGCAGGCGGTACGGTCATCCTCAAGATGGACCGCACCGGCCATTGGGTGTTCGGCGCAGACCAAGACGAAGTGGAGCCGGGGTCGAAGTGGGCCGTGAATCCATATTCGTTTACGCATGGCTACATTGCGTGGGGCGATGGTCAGGTTCTGGGCGAGAAGATGGCGCCCATGACCGAGCCGCTGCCTGAGGTCGAGGCCGCGCCTCCGGGCGCGTCCAAGGGCTGGGAAATGCAGATCGGCTTCTCGCTAAAGTGCATCTCCGGTGAAGACGCCGGCATGGAAGCGCGCTACACGGCCACCAGCGTCGGCGGCAAGCGGTCTGTGCAGGAGTTGGCTTTGGCTGTGGCTGAGCAGGCCGACAAGGACAGCAGCAAGATTGTTGCGGTTGTCACGCTCGGCAAGGACCACTACCAGCACAAGAGCTACGGGCGCATCTACACGCCTGTGTTCGACGTGGTGGAGTGGGTCGGCATGAACGGCCCCGAGGCGCAAGCCGACGAGCCGCAGGCCGAGCCGACTGAGCCGGCACCGACCCGTCGCCGTCGCGTGGCCTAAGAGAGGGGGCCGGGGCCGAAAGGCTCCGGCTTTTTGCTATGGTCTATTACAACGAGATCGACCCCTATGCGGCGCAGTGGCTGCGCAATCTGATTGCAGCGGGTCACATCGCGTCGGGGGTGGTTGATGAGCGGTCTATTTGCAACGTGGATTCTGCGGACCTCGCAGATTTCACGCAGTGTCATTTCTTCGCCGGTATCGGCGTCTGGAGCCTCGCCCTGCGCCGCGCCGGATGGCCCGACGACCGGCCTGTCTGGACAGGCTCCTGCCCTTGCCAGCCTTTCAGCGCCGCAGGCAAGCGAGACGGTTTCAGCGACGAGCGCCACCTCTGGCCGCACCTGTTCCGTCTCATCGCGCAGCGCCGCCCTGCAGTCGTCTTTGGCGAGCAGGTTGCAAGCCGCGACGGCCTTGAGTGGCTCGACCTTGTACAAGCTGACTTGGAAGGAGCGGATTACGCCAGCGCAGCGGTCGATATCTGCGCTGCGGGCGTCGGTGCTCCGCACATCCGACAGCGACTCTACTGGGTGGCGATCTCCGAACACAGTCGATGCAAAATTGGGAAACCGCAATGGTCCGGGACAGGTTCAGTTATGTCATCAGGCGTTGCTGACGGGTTGGCTGACGCCAGCAACGAGCGACACGAACGGTATCCGGGAGATGGACGGGAAGCGCAGCGGTGGGCTGAACACGCAGGCGACGGTTGCCGGCCCGGCCCGACTAACGGCCACTGGGCAGATGCTGACTGGCTCTACTGCCGAGACGACAAGTGGCGGCCAGTTGAACCCGGCACATTCCCGCTGGCTCATGGGGCTACCGCCCGAGTGGGACGCCTGCGCGCCTACGGCAATGCCATCGTCCCGCAAGTCGCGGAAGCCGTCATCCGGGCCTACATGCAATGATCTGGCTTGACTTCGAAACGAAATCCGAGTGCGACTTGCCCGCTCGCGGGGTTTATAACTACAGCCGTGACCCATCCACACAAGTCCTGTGCATGGCGTATGCGCATGACGACGAGGACGTGCAGGTCTGGACGCCCGATCAGCCGTTCCCCGGCTCGGTCATCAACGCCATCAACCTCGGTGAGCGCCTGTACTGCCATAACGCCGCGTTCGAGCGTCTGATCTTCTGGTACGTGCTCTGCCCCGACCACGGCGCGCCTGAGCCGGCGCTGGAGCAGTTCTATTGCACTGCAACACAAGCCCGCGCCAACTGCGCGCCTGGCTCGCTGGAGGACGTGGGGCGCTTCGCTGGCGCTGGCATGTTGAAAGACCACCGGGGCGCGCAGTTGGTGCGCAAGTGCTGCATCCCGCCCTTCAAGCACACGCCCCAAGACCTGGCCGACTTGTTCGACTACTGCGCGCAGGACGTGCGCGCCATGCGGGCCGTCAGCAAGGCCATGCGGCAGTTGACCGACGAGGAGCTGGCCGACTACCACGTCAACGAGCGCATCAACGACCGAGGCGTGCGTGTGGACGTGCCGCTGGCTCTGGCCGCGCAGCGTTACGCCGCCGTGGAGCTGGAGGAGATCCAGCGCCGCGTGGTCGAGGTGACCGGTGGGGCCATCCGCAGTGTGCGCTCACCTCGCATGCGCGAGTGGGTCTGGGAGCGTCTCGGCCCCGAGGCGCGCAAGTTGATGGTGCAGCACAAAGACGGCGAAGAAAAGCAGTCCATCGACAAAACCGTGCGTGCCGCGTTGCTGACTTTAGCCGAAGAACACCATGAAGACGTGCCCCCCGATGTGGCCGAAGTTATCCAAGCAGCCGATGACCTGTGGGCCAGCAGCGCAGCCAAGTTCGGGCGTATGGCCCACCTTGCGGATGACGAGGATCATCGTGTGCGTGGGGCGTTCGTCTTCGCTGGTGGCTCTGCCACGGGTCGCGCGTCGAGCTATGGCTTGCAGGCGCACAACTTTCCGCGCATGTGCGCCGATGACCCCGAGGCCGTCGGACAAGCGATGGCAGGCGGCGGCTCGATTGCGCCTGAGTTCGGCAAACGAGTCACCGACGTCCTGAAGTCCATGCTGCGCCCGGCGCTGATCCCGTCGCCGGGTAAGGTGTTCGTCGTCGCCGACTGGTCGGCCATTGAGGGCCGCGTCCACCCGTGGCTGAGCAACTGCGCCGCAGGCGAGGGCAAGCTGGACGTGTTTCGCTCCAAGCTAGACCCGTACAAGGTCAACGCCAGCGCGACCTTCGCCGTGCGGTATGAGGATGTGACCAAGGACCAGCGCCAGATCGGCAAGGTGCAGGAGTTGGCACTCGGCTTCCTCGGCGGGCCTGGCGCGTTTGCCACGTTCGGGCGCATCTACGGCGTCCACGTTTCGGAAGCTGACGCAACGCGCATGGTCAACGGCTGGCGTCGCGCGAATCCTTGGGCTATGCTGCATGGGCAGGCGCTGGAGTCGGCGTACACGTCGGCAATGCGCCACCCCAACCGGGAGTTCTCGGCTGGGCGCACCACCTATCTCTACGATGAGCAACACCTCTGGTACGCGCTGCCATCTGGCCGCGTTCTGTGCTACCCGTTTGCCCGGCTGGAGGCCGACGGCGTGAGTTACGCCAAGGCCTCATGGAAGCCCGCAGCGGACGCCAAGGAGTGGCCCCGCGCCCGGCTGTGGCGAGGCCTCGCCTGCGAGAACGTCACGCAGGCGGTCGCCA